ATCTTCTTATGAATTGAATAAGAAGAAGTTGTTTGCTCCAAGAGTACATACTGCTCTTTCAGATAGGAAGTTAACCTCCATAGCATCTAAGCTAGAAGTTCTTGCTCCACCTGCAGAACCTGTAATCCAAGTCTTGTAACGTCTGTCTTCTGTTTCAGAAGCTCTATATCTAACGTGCAAGAATGGTCTCTTAGCGTTCTTACCTAAGATTTGGTCATATACAGAAGTAGAACCTGCAGGAACTAATAGTCCACTTACTTTTCCACTACCTGCTGAACTTGGTAAATCACCTCTCATAGTAGGGTCATTCAAGTATTTCCAATCAGACTTATAGAAGTCGTAACCTCTACGGAATCCTGTGAATCCTAAGTTAAGAGCCATCTCTTTTTCATTATCGAAAAGACCGTAAGATACTCCACCTGCTGCATTAGATGACTGCTGAGAAAGCATATCGTCAATGTCGAAAGAGAAATCTCTATCTACAAATACAACATTCTCTTCAATAGCACCTTGCTTATCAAGTCTAGAAATGATAGAATCCCAATCAGCTAAAGTAGTTGGATTTCCTCCACCCCAAATGTTACCTCTGTTTTCTACTGCGTAGAAGATACCATCTGAACCTTTGTTACCTACCATCTCAGCACCTGCTACTGCTTGAGTAGCTGCACCTGAAGTATTACCTGCAGGAACTGCTTCAATCATTGCAGTCTCTAGATAGTCATCAAATCTCAATCTAGTTTCGTGCTCAGACTTCATATACCATAAGTATCCATTTGCTCCATTTTCAGTTGTTACTTCAACCCATCCAATCTGTGCCATATCAGAACCTGATACTGCATATTTATCTTTAATGATAATTGGAGAGTTTTCAAAGATGAAGTCATCAGCTTCTAGAGAATCTTCCATTCCTACTGTTCCTTTTCTGAATTCAGAACCGTAGATGAACATTGTAAACTCAAGACCTGCTCCTGCTACAGGAAGACCATTGTTGTCATAAAATGCAACGCTTACTGTCTTAGTAGCATAATCAACTTTAGTTACTACTGCTTTAGCTGAACCACCACCTGCATTATCAGAGATATATACAGTTTGTCCTTTTCTAATAGCGATACTGTTACTTGCACCGAAAGCAGGGTTACCTGCATCACCGATAACAAAGTCAGCTTCGTCAGCATTAATTAATGCCGCAGTTGTACACTTTACATATTTAGTATGCAATCTTCCTTGTTCTGCCCATTTAATAAGGTCAGAGTTAGATGGCATTTCTGCACCTACCATTCTTAGGAAGGATGCGATTGTTCTATTACCATATCTTTCAAATTCTTTTTCATAAGTATCAGGTAGATACTGATTCAAGAAATCAAAATTAGTAATGTAGTTAGACTTCAACGGCACTCTTTGTGCACTTGGTTGTAAGTCAAAACCGGGTACGTTTAATACACTCATTTTTTAATTTTTTAGTTTAACAATTTTACTTTTTATTACTCCTAATCTTTAAACCCCTACCGTGGTCGGTGTTTATAGATTTTATTTGCATACCTGATTTTGTACTTCCAACTTCCGGAGCGGTACGAGTAGTCATATTTACATTTTTCAACTTTCTCATTTGCTCATCTGCTGCTGCAGACTTACCCTGCTCATAAAAGAATTTAGCAAACTTTTCAGGATGCATTGCCATTGCTAGTGACCTGTGGTAACCTTCTGCGTTTTTAAGAGAACCATCTTCTTCCTGATACTTTTCTATAAAAGTAGAAGGATTAGAATGAACTTTTAATAACTCATCAGCATCACCGGGTGAAAAGTAAACTTTGTTATCGTCTAGCGTAAACTCAAAACCTTTGAACTCACTGAATACATTGTTTGTTTTTTCTAGATAAACTTCCCTCGCTCTTGAGTTCCGTTCACCGATTGTCTTCGCTTCAGCTATATATTGCTTATATGCCTTGTATTCTTCTGTTTCAGTTTCAGGATTAGACTCCCTGTTCGACTCGAGAGGGACCTTATATAATTCCTGTTGCTTAACAAAATAATCTTTGGCTTTAGCAATAGTTTTTTTCTTTGCTAATTTAATTTTTCTAATTTGCTTTTCATCATCAATATCTTCATCGTATTGATAATCTTCCATAAGGTCTGTGATGTCTTCAGCATCTAAACCTTTTTCGGTTGCAGTTAGATATTCTCTTAGCAATCTATCGGGTTCCATTTCATCATAGTTTTTTTGCATCTTTGCAAAATCCTCAAATCCACGACCCGTTTCTTTTTTGTATTTAAGATACTTAGCTACATCTTCAGGTAGAGGTTTTTCCTCTCTCTGTTGATTTAACTCGTCAAGAGACTTATACTCTTTGCCGTATCTATTACCAATATATTTAAGAACGTCTTCCTCTTTTAACTCAGAGGATTGAGTTTTAATTTCTTCTTGTGGAACTTGCTTCTTCTCAGCTTCAGGTTCCGGTTTCTTTTCTTCTGTCGTTGTGGTTTCTACTTTAGTAGACTCAACAACCTTCTCTTCTTTTACAGGAGATTCTCCTGTTGTATTTTCTTTATGTTTGTCCAACAATTCTTGTTCAACTTGTTGTACAGACTTTTCTTCAGTCGCTCCGACTTCTTTTACTTTTATTTCCATATTTAATTAAATTTAATTTTATACAAAGTTACACAAAAAATAATATACTTTTAGACAGGCTATCTCGGGTTAAACTCAGCTAAATCAAAACCATCCAAACTATCTTCATTAGATTCAAAATTCATTGGAGGTAGATTGTTTTTACGCTGATTAATTAATTTAGACTGCTCACTATTAGCTTGAGATATACGTTGAGACTTTGCCTTTTCCCTTTGGTCTTCCCTAGCTTGTAATCCTTGAGCATCCATCTGTCTTAATTGCATATTAATTGCAAACTCTTCCTGCATTAATTGAGACTTCAACATTGCTTCTTGTTTCATTTTTTCTATTTCAAAAGCAATATCTCCTTGTCTAAATTGTAATTTAGCTTGAGTTTCCATTTGCAACTTTTGCTGATTAGCTTGTATAGTCATTTCTTGTTGCTTAATCATTTGTTGAGATTTCATAGCTTGTTGTTGCATAGCCATTTTTTCTTCTCTTTCTTGCTTAGAAATTCGCTTCATTTTTAAAAGCTGATTAGCAAGTTTCATATTTTTTATCTCACGAATGTCAATTGCATCTTCAAGATTAATATCCCCTTTAGATAAAGCCATTTGAATATTTTGCTCTAGTTGTGCTTTTTGTTCCTCATCAGGAGATAGTTCAATAAATATTCCAAAATCATAAATATACAAGTCTGCTATATCACCAAGTATAGATACATTGTATTTACCAATTTGATTTATAAACTCTTCCTTAAAATCTGAGTACTGTAAAATATCTGCAACTCTATAGGTTATAGCTTCAGATAGACTTTTATATATAAATAATCCTGCTTGTAGTATGTGTCTTGTGGCTACATTAGAATTTAATGCCGCCATTTTTTGTAATCCAACTAAAGAGTTAGAGTCAGGCATACTAGCATCTCTTGCTTCATTAAGACCTGTAACAGTTCTTATTTGGTTTAAATAATGATTATAATTAGTAATAAGCATCTGAGTTTTAGATGCTCCTGAATTTGAAGTTAATTCTTTAATTGGAACTTTACCTTGATTATAATCACCATCTTGAGTATAACTTCTACCGATTACACTACCTGTTTGAAAATATAGTCTTAAAGCATCTTCAGGATTGTATGCATTTCCATTACCTAAGTCAACCTCACCTAAACCATCGGCATCAATAAATACACCATCAGGTACTACTCTTGAAATAACTTGTTGTAGTTTTAAATGTGTTACTTGAATTAAATCTGCAAAAGGAACCATACGTCTAACTAAAGACTCAATAACTCCTTTATACATTCTTGGAGCATTAGCTACATAATTAGGTATAGCGTGTTGAGTAGCAGATTGTGGTCTAACCATATTCTCCATTAGTTTCCATTGTAAAAGAATATTGGTTCCCATAACCATAACACCCTCATACCAAACATCTATGGTTTTTGATTCTTTGGTGAAGTTTCCTTCATCCATCATTTCAGCAGGTGGATTGAAATTATCATCTTTTTCAATCATACTTACATTACCATTATCTTTTACTTTTCTTTTATAAACAACTTTTTTTGTTGTTTTATAATTAAAGTACATAACGGTTGCAGTATCTTTATAAAAGATATCGTTTTGATATGCTTGTGCATTATTATAATAATCATACCAACTCTGAGAATATTGAGATATCTCATCTAAATCTTCATTAGTTAAAGTTGGGTCAATCTTTTTTAATTCTATAATAGGAAGAGTTTTAATCTCACCCCAATAAAAACAATCTCTAAAGTAAGGGTCTTCAGTATAACTATATACTATATTAGCAGGGTCTACATAACTAATCTTTACTCCATCACCCGGTAAAAATTCGTGCTTTGCAACTGCAATACCTAAAACAGTCATATCATAATCTAGTCTTTTTCTAGTATCATCATATTTATTAGCTTCAAATAAAGTACTGATTGCTTCTTCTTCAGCTATTTCTATTGCAGGTTTATAATTTAATTGCATATATAACTTCAACTCTTCGTCAGAATTAGGAAGTTCTTCAGGCTCTACTGTAAAAGGATTAGCACCTGTTTTCTTTTGTATAGTTTCAAGCATAGGTTTTGCGACCATTTGTCCCTCCACCATTTGTTGGTACTTGCTTCTTTTAGATTGTGATAATGCATCTTGAGCGAAAGCTTTAGGTACAAATTCTCTACTCTGCATTCCGTTGACTACAATGTCAACAAACTTAGGCAATACAGGAACAGGTGTCCAATCTAAATTTAGATAAGACAAATCTCCATCTATTGCTAATTCATTTTTATATTTGGCTACTGACTGTTCTCCTCTTGCGTATAATCTGAGTCTATGGAAATCTCTCCATTGATTATAATACCTACAACTATTTCCATCTCTTTTAAACCATTCATATTGAATAGCCTGTCCGATTTGTAAACCAAATTCGTCAGTAGCTTTTTCTGAATCTGAAACAAATTGACTAGGAAATCCTGTAGATGATATGTTAATGTCTACTTTCTTCATCTAATAATTTCGCTTATTGTACCTTTATTACTATACCTTGCAAAGTTAACCTTTATTTTTGAAACTTTTTGCCTTGGTATATATAGGTGTTTCTGACAAGCCATAATCGCTAAACCCGAGGAAATACTAGCATCATACTTTGTTCTATTGCTAATGTCAAATTTTGCCCAATCCTCTAAAGTTCTTGTGAAAATGCAATCACCCATTTCATTATTTTGTTTCATTCCTATATTTGCATCTATATAAGATTCAATTGCAGAAGCGTGTGCTTGTTTTACCGCTTCACTTGAGTTAGGAATACCACCCAATTCTCTTTCTGTTTTTGATAATTTGTTATAGTGTTTATCAGGTCTATTTAAACAAAAATTTCTATATCCTCTATTTTTAAAATGATATAACAATCTAGGTTTATTGTTTTCTATTAATATTGGCATACCATAAAACACACAAGCTTTTAATACATCTTCAAAAAATATCTCTGCAGTTTGTGGTCTAGCAATATATTCTAAAAAAAATTCATTACTTGGAGCGTCATCCATATTAAACATAGTTAATCCGTGTAATGCTCCATTAGAACCACCACCACCTACAGTCCCTGATATATCATAACTATCACACCCAAATGCACCTATGTGTTTATTACCCGGTGATTTTTTACCGTTTATGTTTTCTACTCTGTTTTGTAAATTTTTTGAAGGAGTCCAAGAAACATAAAATCTACCTCTTTGATTTGGAGTAAATTCAACCTTAGAATCTTTTATACCATTCTTCCAAACCAAATCTCCTCTAGTCAAATGATGGTCTATAATTAATGAATCATTATAATCTATCTGTTGATATATTTTAGTTAGATTAAATATTGATTGTTTGCTCTCATCTCTAAATGCGTGAGATTCAGTTCTAGGAAATTGTCTATAAAATTCATTTAATGCATCAGGGTCTTTCTTTAAAGATTCAACCTCGTTATTCCAATAGTTAACTGCACCTTGATATATGGTTTCTCCATCAATTCCCTCTACTCCTTGTTTAGGATTTTCAAATACAGGCATTCCATATTTATCTATAAACCCTTCCATATTCCATTCCATTGGGATGAAAAGTGAATACATACCGCTTTTGGTTTGACCATTAGCGTTTCGTTTTAATACATTAGAATTATTGTATAGACTTTTAAAGTTGTCACCCCCTTTGTCTAAAGCATTTGAGGTTGAACCCATCATACATTTTCCAATAATTTTACTACCAAGACGTAGACAGGTTTTGGTTACCCTCCAATTATTTAAAATATTATTAGGCTTTATCCATTTACCACTTTCATCGTGAACCAATAACAAAAGTTTTTCTCCATCATAAGAGTTGTCATCTGTGTTCTTCCAATCTATTGTGGTGTCTAATCCATACAACTCATCATTAGTTGTATCGTACATATTTTTTTTAGTTATCTTTGCAGCCGGAATCCTAAAAGCTAATTCTGTTTTAGGTTTATCCATACCATCCATAATAGGCTTAAAGAAGAATGGCAATCTGCTATTGATTGGAACAACTTTATCTGTAAACATTTTTTTTGCATCTGAACCCGTCTTAGACAGTATGCCAACTCTTGAATCTTTAGCTAGAGTACCTGTGTTTACACACTCAGAAGAAGACATAAAAGAAAAACCTGAACGTCTTATTTTTAAATAAATCATTCCAAAGCTTCTTCTGTCAGCCTTACAAGCTTCCCAATAAATAAACAATAATCTATTAGCTTCTCTAAAATCAGGATAACCGACATCAATAGATGTCCATTGTAAATACATATAATGTGCTCCTGTTATGTAGGTAGAGATACCGTTTGATTTATACCATAAACCTTGTTCTCTTCTATCAAACTCTTCTTCTATATAATCAACCCATCTGTCTTTAAATTCTGAAGACATTTCATTCCATTGAAATATAGATTGAATTTTAGATAAAGCTTTTGGCAGTTCTTGTCTTTCCCAATATTGTTCTTCTTTTTTTGAGTGTCTTTGAAGACACTTTTTAGGCTCTAATGGTAATGCAATACTTAGTCCTTGAATTGAAATTATATCTCCTATTTGTCCGCTTTTAGATATGATAACAATATCATACTTTGAATCATACCCGTATTCCCACGTTTTAGCCTTGTTCTTAGACGTTAAAACATTTTTTGGTACAATACCCTCAAGTACTTGATATAATTTATTTAGACCTTCTTTCTGCAAATCCTTGTTTTGTATCAGTTTTTTTCGCTCCCCTTTCTAAAGATTCAATAGCTTCTTTCTCTGCTTCTATTCTATTTAAAATTTCAAAAGCATCAAAGATTGCTAATTTCTTTGTAGCTGCCGCATTCTTTAATCTATCAGCAGACAAATCATCTTCAGGGTCGTGTTTAATTATCGCTTCCTTCGCCACCTTTATCAGTTGTTCCACTGCTCTGTGACCTGCTTCTATTATTTTTAATTTTATTTCTTTTGATTTCATTTTTAATTCTTTTCTTTTTTCTGATTGGAAAATTACTTCCATCGTGCTCGTTCCATTCGTCTTCCCAAAAAATATAACTCATATGTAATTTAGATATAGTTCTCAAAGTATCATTGTTATTTGATGGTCAAACATTCTATAAAGTTTTTCTCCATCAACATTAAACTCATATTCACTTTCAGGTTTGTAACACACCTTAACTCCTTTTGTAACCCCTTTTGATTTTAAATATTCATTAGGATATTTTATAATTCCAATCAAAGGTTCTTCACTTAATGGTTTATAAATATAAGAATCTTCTACCGGTGCAGGTTTTATAAAACAATATCTATTTATTGCATTCCATTCTATACCATTATGATATGCATAATATTGTTCTTCATCTATAAAAAACAAATCGTCTTTAAAATAACTTTTCCCACTTTGAATCTTTCCTTGCATATCATTATAATATTTAAAAACATTATGATGGACAAGTAGGGTGTCACCTTTTTTTATTGGTCCACTATAATTAAGGGGAAGTTCTATAACTGTTGCTTTTCGATTAGAGAACCTATGGTCCTCTTGAGATGTACTTAATATAAAATCAATATCTCCGTAAGTTTTGGTATTATCGTACCTTTTACCTTTTAAAGGCTTTACGATAAAAGATGTTGGTGATTTCATAATTTAATTTATGAGCCACAACCAATACAATCTATATATGAATCAGTTGGCTTGACTCCATTTAATTTCATTTTAATATTATGGATTTTATCTGCAAGTTCCATTTCTTGCTCAAATGTTAGATTGGGTTGTTTCTTTTGTTCTGTATAAATTTCAAGTTGTTCTTGTAACAACTGATTGGCTAAATCTGACATTCACTAAAAGTTTATATTGTATTCAATAGATATAGGCATAGTACTTGTGAACTCTTTCCACAATAAAATTTCTCCATCACTCTCTATATAAATTAATATAGAATCTCTTTCTATATCATATTTAATTAAATGAATAACATAGCTTCCATTCAATATTACTTGACCTACTAAATAATGCATTGCACCCGATTTATAGTCAGGTCCTACTGAAATCTTTCTAATATCCATTACACTAATTTATGAATAGCAACCCACGAACCCGGAGCAGTAGGCATACTTGCAACATTAGTTGCTACAGTTTGAATTCTACATTGCAGACCTGATACTGTTCCAAGTAGATTTAATCTATCTCCATCATTTGTAACAGTTATTGGGAAACCAACTTCCCAACCACCTGCGATTGCATCACTAATTTGATGAACCCAAGTTTGTAAATATGGATTACCATTTACTACTGCAGTAAACATTGCATATTGAGTTGTGATGTCTTGGTTAGCCATATTAATACCAAAGTTTACAAAATAATTTCCGGGAGTTACAAAGATAATATCTCCTGTACTTGTGATTTGTACGTCAGCAGTAGTTTGTCCCTTACCAAAAAGTATTGTTGTTGCTACAGTTGGTTGCATTGATTGAGTAGCATTTTCTACATCCTCAATAACTTTTGTCATAGCCATAGGTGTACTATTGACTGTAACTGCACCTATACCTGAAGGTGGACTAATACTTACATTTGTTCCCGGAACAATTTGAGTTACTCCACCACCTCCTGATGGAACTTCCCATTGTGTTTGAACCTCTGAACCATTAATACTTTTAACTGCTAATACTTGAGATTGTAGAGTTGGTACTGTTTCAGGTAAAATTATTTCTTGTTTTGCACCCTGAGCAGGAGCCAATAAAGTCATTGTTTCAGGACTACCTTTTCCTGCACCTGTTTCTAGTTCAATTTTACCACCTAAAGTTGAACCGTTTCCTTCAACCCTTAAACATCCTTCTTGACTTGTTGGAGCAGCAGATTTACCTAATGTTAGTTTAGCATAACTTGAATCAAAAGTTAATCCTACATAAGCACCAAATGCACCATTATCATTAAATTGAACTTGTCCATCAAGACCTGCAGGACTTCCTGTTCCACCTGCAAAATTAATTACAGTTGGACTACTAGAGTTATCCATAGTAACACCTGAACCTGTAAACTCAAACAATCCTGATTCTGTAGTATTACCAACCTTAATGCTATTTACTGTATTAACTGATTGAGCACTTATAGTTAAAGTTTTAACACCTTGTGCATCAGTATTTACTGAACCTGATAGACCTGAACCTATAGTTACTTTATCATTCCAATATCCGTTTTGAGTATCTGCCGCATCTATTTTAAATTTATCATCAGCACCACCACCACCTGATGGGGTTGGTATCCAATTTAATTGACCGTTACCATCGTTTTCTAAAATGGTATTTGCACCACCTTGCTTTTGTGGGAAATGAATATAATAATCATCACTTGCTTCTTGTGTAGTACAACCTGCTAAGTGTACATAGTTACCTGCTCTATGTTCTACTGCTGCATTACCATAATTAATAGCATCACCTAGACCATAAGTATCGAGAGTTACCTGACCGGCTTTCTCCTTTCCACCTAGAGTATGTTCTGAAAAATCAGTACCCAATACATAAGTATTGTATTGATTCCCTTCAAACACACCACCTGTTCCGTGATACTGAACATCTTGAGGTGCACCTCCCGGTGTACCACCACCACCTGTTCCATTGGCTGCTGCAGTAATAATACCTTGAGCATTAACAGTTATGTCAGCATTGGTATAAGTTCCTGTTACACCTTGGTCAATTAAGTTAAAATCAAATGTTCCCGAATTGCTTCCTTGAATAACTAAGTCATTAGACTTAAATGTCAATTGGTCTTGATTTTCATCAATAGTTTGAGTTGTACCTGAATTACCTGTTACATCAAATTTACTTAATCCACCACCACCAATAGCTGAACCATCAATAGTTATGTCGGTACCGGAAGCACTAATAGTAATGCCTCCTGTACCTAGTAAAGTAAGTTCTCCTGTTAATGTGTTTAGTGACTGAACGGAAAGACCTCCACCCGGTACTAACGCAAGAATATCTCCAATCCTATAATTTTTTGTAATCAACTCATTATCGACATCAGTACCTATTACTTTGTCGTTAATAGTTGGTATTGCATCTACAGGGTATGTTGCTATTCTTGCCATTTTTTATTTTACTTTTTCTAAAGTCTCTTTAGGATTTTTAGTAATCTCTCCTGTCTTTGGATTGATTACGGCATCCTCACCGTACTTTGTAGTTAATTCCTTTTCGACTACTTTATAGTCTTCTTTTACTTTGTCGATATTATCAACAATTTGTCTTTGTTGCAAAACCACATCCCCAAGTTGCATTTTCAATTGGTTAAATGCGTTAAGCATTGATTGAACTTGAGTGAGTTCTTTTTCTGTTAATTTTTTACTTTTTGCCATTTGATTTATATTTAATTATTTATTAGTTACAAAGATAGTAAATTTTCATTTAGATTATTACTTCGCACACAATGCAAGATTAAATCTATTCCCGTCTGCTAGGGTAACAGTAGCACAACCACTTTTAGTGTCAACATCTATTCTGTCTATTGTGGTATCTCCTTGACCATCAAAGTCTACAGGGAACTGTGGTCCTGTTGGACCCGTAGGACCTTGTGGTCCTTGTGGTCCCGTTGCACCCGTATTACCGGTTTTCCCCTGTGGACCTTCAGGTCCTGTCGAACCTGTATCCCCTTTTTTTCCTTCAGGTCCCTGTGGACCTGTAGGACCTGTTGGTCCCGTACTTCCTGTATCCCCTTTTACTCCTTGGGGTCCTTGTGAGCCTGTATCACCTTTAGGTCCCTCGTCTCCTTGGTCACCTTTAGGTCCTTGGGGTCCAACACCTCCTGTTGACCCTGTATCTCCTTTAGGTCCCTGTGGACCTACTCCTCCGGTTGCACCTGTATCTCCCTTAGGTCCTTGCGGTCCTTCAGGACCTACTCCTCCGGTTGCACCCGTGTCTCCCTTAGGTCCTTGCGGTCCAACTCCACCGGTATCTCCGGTTTTCCCTTGTGGTCCTTCCGGTCCTTCCGGTCCTTCCGGTCCTTGTGGACCTTGTGGACCCGTACTTCCGGTGTCTCCCTTAGGTCCTTGCGAACCGGTATCTCCCTTATCTCCTTTAGGACCTTCCGGTCCTGTTGCTCCAATATCTCCTTTAGGTCCCTGTGGTCCGGTGGCTCCTGTGTCTCCTGTTTTACCCTGTGGTCCCTCAGGTCCCTCGGGTCCCTGTGGTCCCGTACTTCCTGTATCTCCTTTGGGTCCTTCCGGTCCAACTGCACCTGTATCTCCTTTCGGACCTTGAGGTCCTGTAGAACCCGTGTCTCCTTTATCGCCTTTTGCACCTGCCGGACCTTGTGGTCCAATAGGTCCCGTAGCACCTGTGTCACCGGTCTTACCCTGAGGACCTTCCGGTCCCTCAGGACCTGTTGCTCCTGTGTCGCCCTTAACTCCTTGAGGACCTTGAGAACCTGTATCACCCTTTGGACCTTGAGAACCTGTGTCCCCCTTTGGTCCTTCAGGACCTTCCGGTCCTTGTGGTCCTTCAGGACCCGTTGGTCCTGTAGCACCTGTATTTCCTGTTTTTCCTTGAGGACCTTCATCACCTTGGTCTCCCTTTGGACCTTGAGGTCCTTGAGGACCTGTTAGTCCAATAGGACCTTGTGCACCTGTATCTCCTTTTACTCCTTGGTCACCTTGTTTTCCTTGAGGTCCTTCAGGACCTGTTGGTCCTGTAGCACCGGTATCTCCCTTATCTCCCTTACCTCCCTGAGGTCCTTGTGGACCTTCGGGACCTTCGGGACCTTCAGGACCGGTTAAACCTATTGGTCCTTGTGGACCTGTAGCACCGGTGTCACCCTTATCACCTTTATCACCTGTTTTTCCTTGTGGACCTTGTGGACCGGTTGCTCCCGTTAAACCAATAGGACCCTGAGGTCCTGTTGCTCCGGTATCACCCTTGTCACCTTTGGGACCCTGAGGTCCTGTATTAGTTGGCATAGTAACGGAGTTACCATCACTAATAGTAAGGGTTTGTCCGCTAACTGTTAAAGATTGTTTTGGAATGAAGGCACCTGTGTCCAAACTCACCCCATCAACTTTTATGTCGGTAGAAACTGAGATTGGTTCCTTAAACTCAATGTATGATGCCATTTATTAGCCTATTTTTTGAATCATATAATTTAATGCTGATACTCCCGGATTCTTAGCTACTGAAATATCTACAATGTTTACAGTGCTTCTAGCAATTTTCACTTCCACATTGTCATACGGAGATGTGTTACTATAAACTTGAACCATAACATTTCTTGTTCCAAAGTTGTGAGTAATTTGCCAACTTGTAGCATTTCCGATTGTACCTGTCTTTTCTCTTGCAGTTTGACAAGAAACAACTTCTGTACAGAAACTATTTACTTGTGATGCATCAATTGCAATAGTAACATCTGATGCTCCTGTAACAAGACCTTTATCGTCTACAGTTATTTGTGATACTGTATCTGATGCTCCGTATGTTGCTGCTTTTACTCCTGAAGCCGGTATGCTTACTGCTCCTGCAGTAACGCTTAGTCCACCTGCAGTTGGGAAGTTAGCAATACCTTGAACAGTTGCAGTTGCAACATCAATGTTTTTGTTAATCTCTGTCCAATCTGCTGCACTTGTAGGATTGTCTACATTAGCAATAATTAAATCACCAATCTCTAAAGCAGGACTCCAAAATCCTGGAGGATTTCCTGTACCACCTTTGGTTACTGCATAAGTAAATCCTTTCTTAGTTGCGGAACCTGTTGGTGCTGCAGTTGTTGCATCATATCCACCTTGATAGATTAATGAACCTGAACCTGCAAATGTAGTGTCTACATAATTTTTTGTAGATGCATCTTGTGCTGACGTTGGGTCAGCCATATCAACAATCTTCTTACTATTCATATCCAAGTTTCCACTCGGATTAGCAAAATCATTTAGCTTAATATCACCAATTACAACTTGACCATTTGCACTACCAAAGCATCCTGCTAAAGTATCTTTAGTAGGGTCTATATCACTTTTCGGTGCATCTAGTTCACATAGGTCTAGATTTATTGTTACTTTACCTGTAGCACTTGCCACCGTATCAATACCTGTGCTTCCTAAAATACTTAATGTGTCGCCATCTCCAATTGATTGAGGAGTACCCGAATCACCTGAAGCTTTAAAAGAATCCATTGTTCCCGGAGCACTTCCGTTTGTAACAGATGTAATGTGACCCGTTGCGTTTGTAACAATTTGTGACGGGTATGTATATGTACCTGCAGTTCCAAAAGAATCGTGGTCTAGGGTTACTGTATCGTTAGCACTTACTGTTCCTGTAAGAGCAGTACCACCACTAATTGTAACTGTTTGACCATCAGTAACTGTTTCTGCATTACCCTTATCTGAAGTTAAATCAAATGAAGACATTGTTCCTGCTCCACCTGAAGCTGCTGCAGTTACTCTACCATACTTATCAACTGTAATGTCTGCTGAAGTATAAGAACCTGCAGTTACACTTGTTGTAGCTAAATCTGCATCTACTGTTAATGCAGTAGAAGCATCCCACACAATAGTTCCTCCTGCAGAAGCGAATGTTACACCATTACCTGAAGCAACTGCAAATGAGTTTTTACCATCACTAATATCAAACCCTGCGAATCCTGCAGGAATAGTTGCCCAAGTTCCGTCACCTTTTAAATACTTAACATTGTCTGCTGCTGCCGGTGCAGGTACTGCACCTTTAGTTCCTGCAGCCGTACCGTTTGCACCTGTAAAGGTATTAATACCAATAGCCGGTGAAGTACCTCCACTTGAAGTTATTGGTAAAGTTCCTGATACTCCTGTTACTGTACCTGTGTTAGCAGTGAAAGGTAAGTCTTGTACTGCAGCATAATTAACAACATTCTTTGAATCTGAATAAATAATGTGTGCCTCTAAAGGAACAACTGTACCTACTAAATTGGTTGCTGATAAAATAATATTTTGTGCCGTAGCATAGTCAGGACTAATTGTTATTGCACCTGTTGTGGAAGATACACTAAGACCTTTACCTGCAGATATACTTGTTACACCACCTTGACCATCTAAAGCAATCCATCCTTTAGTAGTACCTGCGTAATATTTAAAAACTTGCAGTGTACTGTCATAAAAAAACTGACCTTCTCCTAAAGCAGTTGTTGGGTTACTTGTAAGATTTTGAGCAAGGACATTAGTCATTTCTAATCCTGTCAAATCTATCGCATCTAAAAATCTAATTGCCATAATTCTTTTTTTTTAATTTATTTAATTTAAATAAGCCTGTCCTGAGAAAGCCGCATTAAATGTTAAGTTTATTGTTTTATTATCTATATAATCTACTGTACAAATCACCTCTTGACCACCTGAATCAACTACAGATACTGATGGAAATTTTTCTAGTGGATGGTTTATAACCCAATTTAATGAAGGTGTTCCTTGTGTAAATACAAAAGTTTTATCCCCACCACTTGCACTAGGATTATATGTCAACAAAGATATGAAATAATCTTTAGTGTTTTGAAGGCTTCCGTTTGTAGCCAAAGGTGATAAACCTATATCCCAAAATCCCGGATTGTTCTGTCTTGCAACCGCACTGTCCCAAGTGTATATTCCATATTTACTTATGTCATCTGTATTTGAAATAAGTACTATGGAGTTTACAAGTGCACCTGTATAAAAATCAGAAATATCTGCAGGTGGTGCCTGACTAGCATACTTTAATGAATATGAACTAAGGACAAAACCTGATATTGAATCAAACGGAACAGTCTCTCCCTCATTCGGGTCAAATGATATACTGCCTAGTTTTCTGCTTTTTGCTCCTTGATTATAAGCTACCGCTTGAAATCTATACCTTAAAGTTTGAGAATCAACTGATGCAGTGGTGTTAATCCAATCTGCAACTGCCGATAAAGTAAAGTTCTTTGTAGCGTTCTTATTTGTGGCATCTGTTCCTATCCACTTATCTGCTCCAACTAATTCTGTATCTATCGGATATGTAGATATTCTAGCCATTTATATAAGTTTTTTTTATGTTACAAAGTTAATGAAAAAAAAGAAAGGATTATTTTTTTGTCTCTGAATAAGACTTCATCATTTTCTCTCCTGTTCTACCTATAACATAACCACCTATACCAATTTGTAATAAGTTCCAGAATTCATTTTCTAACTCAGGTATTTTCAAATCAAATAAAGGTGCAACAAACTTTACATAGATTACTATAAAACCAAAAGCTAACATTAATATTGGTCTCCAACTTCTTTGTAACCAATTACCTTTTGCTTCTGTAACTATGATTTCTGTTTGCATTTTTTGCAACTCTAATTCTTTCTGAATTAAAATTTGCTTAATAGCATTCTCTGCTATTATTTTCTCTTCTTTAGATGTAAAGAGTTTGTCAAGACCTCCCATTATGTCTTTGACTACACTACCTCCGAACCATTCAACTATTTTTTTCATATTCCATTTCGCTTATGTACCTATACTCTTCGGTAGCATCAAAACTTGGACAAGCTTTATTAGCAAAATCTCTATGACCGTGCACTACACTATCAGTATGTATGGCTTTTAAAGTTAGTAATAAGGACTCAAGACTGTCCACTTGCTCTTGAGTTCTAGTATCTTTTGGGGTCTTTCCATCAGATTCAACACCCCCTATATAACAAATTCCCAAACTGCTTCTATTGTACTGTTTACAATGAGCACCGGGAACATTATCTTCTCTACCTTTTTTAATTGTACCGTCTAGGTAAATGACGTAGTGGTATCCCACATCTCTCCATCCTCTTCCATTAACGTGCCAATCTTTTATTGTATCTATTGTGATGTGTTGACCTTCACGAGTTGCAGAGCAATGAACTATAAGTTTATCAATCTTCATTTTTCTTTTTAGACTCCTTGTTAAGCAAGTACCACCTTTGAGCCGTATATCCTACTGATAAGACTAACAAAGTAATCTTTAATATCATATCTATATGCGACATCGAAATCGCAAGGGTACTTATATTTAATAAGTACATTTTAATGTCACCCATCCAATTATTTATCATTACTAATGTAGTTATACATTATCGTTACGTCATCTCCCATTGTAGATGTTTGTGTCCAAAATGCTTTCATATTCTTATTGATATAGCTATTCCTAATGTCTGCATATTACCAAAGTGCTATAATTTCTTTTGCATCCGTACCTGTCGACCATATCTTTTTTACTTGAACGGGTACAAATCCTACAGGCATATTTGATAAAGTAACTTTACTTCCTCCAATTGTTGTAACAGTTAGGTTTCCTGAAACACCTACATATAATACACAACCATTGTTAGCATCAGATGCTCCACTATCTTGACCGGCAGGATAAATAATATACTCATCCCCAACCCCTAACATAATATCACTATTTAAAAGAAGAGTTGTGTCATCTGCTACTTGTAAAACTGTTGCAGCACTTCCTAGAGTTTTATTATATACTATATCTCCTGTGGCTACTTTTGTTTTTACAAAGCTAACTCCTCCTTGGTCAATTAGCTTATCAGTCGCTACTGCGGTAGTTGTACCTTCGACTGTATCTCCGGGAAATGGAACATTAGCATTGTTCGATGGAATTACTCCCACTGCAATATATCCTTGTAATTTTTGATAACTCATATCTATTATTTTTTATAAGGAAATTTGTCATTCAACATTCTTTTCCTTTTTCCACACCCACAGTCTTTATTTAATGCTTTTGCTCCTGCATCAACAATTTTTTTGATTCCGGTTGCAGTTGTTATTTTCTCTATTGTATCTCCTAAACCTTTTGATTTCATTTTGATTCTTTTTTACACATACATTGTGCGACAGGACATTCGTTTACGTCAATGATTAATTTTGAAATTAACCAATTCCATTTACAACAAAGCTTACACCAAACCTTTTGCATCCACATTCCTAACCTTACCAATAACTTACCCATCTTAAAAGTTATGTTTTACAACTTTAAGATTGTTGTTATGGTAACATCCTTGTGCAGAAGACTTGTTTCCTGAGTATGCTCTTTTACCTGAAGCTTTCTCCATCCCTTTAGATTCGTTTCTACGAGATTTTAGTGATTGAGACTTCTTTCCGTTTCTTGCTCCTAAAGACTCATCGAGTCTTGAATTATATCCTTGTTTCATTTTTAAATATTTTTATTCTACAAATATACTAATATTTTCCTTGTCTATTTTTTGGTGAGGATTTTGTAGAACCACCCTTACCTGCCCATAGTTTTTTACAACTCCAATACCTAGCGGTTAGTTTAGATTTTGCAGTTCCGCACTTATGTCTAGCCTTAAAAGACTTTCTTGCAGCAGAAGAATAATTATGACCATAACCCTTTGCACCGAAATGAATTAGCTTTTCTTTTCCGTTTTCACAAGCCTTAACCATTTTCTTTTTACCGGGTCGTGTGCTTGGTCTTACCGAGTTACACTTCATATTTTTTTTACTCACTGCCATTATTTCTTTTTACTTGCGGTTACTTTACTTTCTCCTTTTGTAACTATAACATCTGTATCGGTTACATCAACCTGCATTGGGTCATCTTCTTTGTCAGATAACTCTTTAATTAAACTTTTAATTATTTCTAACTCAGGTTTTTCTTCTTTTTCTTTTGCTCCAACTATATGTTGTAGAATACCTATAAGAGCCATAGCTGCAGTTGATACAAGACCTATAACTGCAGTAAGTGCACCACCTTCTAAAAACTGAGAACTTATAACACCTATTACAACTAATATAGTTATATAGTTAATAGCATTCTTACCTAAGTGTTTAGAAGCTATTTCTTTTGCAGTTGACTCTGCGTGTATTTTATCAATCTCAATTTTTGCTAGTATTTCCTCTTTTAATTTTTCTTTGTTCATTCCTTATTTCCTTAAGTTCTTTATATGATGCTATCCAATCATTAGGCAGTCTGTTTCTGTTGTATTGTTCAACAAACCATTTATGAGTTCGGTTTAGCATTCCTTTTTTTTCTAGTTCTCTTAGTTACATCTTTAAGAAGTCTTTCTTCCATACGAGCAACTTTTATTTTTAAATCAGTATTCTCTAAAATTAATTCATCAATCTTAGATTCTAAATCTTCGATTTTATTTTTTAACTCATCAATTACCTTTAAGGATAATTGGTCAAGCTTATCACCCTCTCTTTCATTTTGGTCCATCTTCTTTTTTATAATTGACCAAATCTCTTTTACACCGAAAGCAGACAGAAGTGCTATGAGTAAACTATTTTCCACTACTTTCTTCTTCTTCGTCTAAGAGCAGAAACTTTTTTTCCACCTGCACCTTGCTTACCTATCCTAGCTTTTTCAGCTTGTTTCTTTTTTAAAGTACCTCTTGACATTTCCGATTTTGTTACCGGTGTCTTTGAAGACACTCTTTTAGATGGTCTGCAGTATTCGCTTCTACCTCCCGTGCCACAAGGTTTACCTGTTCTAGTATCTACCCACTTTTCCTTTCCCCATCTTTTGAGGTTAGAACCGGCTTTAGATTTTTTTACTTTGCCTTTCTTCTTTCTACACTTTGCAGTAGCCTGTGCTGCTCTAGCCGACCACTTGCCGTAGCTTTTCATTACTTTTCTATAACACGCATCTTTTGGCATTACCTTCCTTGTCCTCTATATTTTTTCTTATACTTAACTTGACCTTTACTAGCATTCTTATTATGAGAATGAGATTTTCTTTTAGTCTTAGTATATGTAGATACGTTAGCTTTCCTAGCCATTACTTTTTATTTCCACATTTAACATATACACTATTTGCAATTTGCTTATTAGATGGTAATCCAAATTTTTCAGGCTTACCTTTCATAACTTTGTTTGCTGCCGTAAAGTATGGTTTTAAGTTTTTCATTATGCTCTATAGCTTCTACCTTTTTTCTTTCTTGCAATACGAGTTCTTGATTTACCGAGACCGGTTCCACCAAAAGCTAACTTGCTACCGCTTGAAGTTCTTCTTTCTCCATTTGGTTTCTTTTCCCATTTAACTACATCTTTCTTTTTAAATGTACTTAAATCAGTAGTAGCCTTTTTTAATTTCTCTGCTCTTTCCTTTGCTTTTTCAGCATTGGTCTTTTTATCTTCTTCAGTAGCTTTATCAATTTTTGCTTTAGCTTGGCAGTCTTTTAATTTCTGTCCTGTTAATCCTTCGCAACTCATATTGGAATATTTATTATTATCTTTGCTACAAAGATATTAAATTTAATTGAATGCCTGATTACTTGAAATATTGGAAGGTTGTTCGATATTACATCAAATCAAAATACGATTTAACAACTGCAGATTTAGATATGTTGATGTTTCTCAAGTCTGAGAAATACTTTAGTAAAGACGACTTCGATGAGTTTAATGAACTGCTTAGTTGGGATAAGAATCGTTTTGAAAGTTTAAGAGAGAGAGGTTGGATAGAAGTGTTTAGAAAAAGAAAAGGTAAGAAGAAAGCTATATACCAACTATCTTATAAAGCATCTAGAGTTATATCATCTATATATAAAAAATTAGAAGGAGAAGAAATATCTGAATCAAAATCAAACAATCCTCTCTTCCTAAAAAATATAGGATATATGGACACTGTATTTAGGAACTATATTAAAAAGCTTAACAAAGCTATAAGACAACAACGACATCTCTCTCAGAAATAACTGTATAAGTTTCTTCTTCAATTATTAAAGTATAACCGGCTCTTGAATCGTAAAATATAATTTTACCTGAATCAATAACACTTACATCTGTTCCGGGTGCTATTACTTCCCCCTTCTTATATCTAATGTTACTCGTGTCTTCCGCAGAAAGTAATAGACCTGATTCAGTCTTTACTTCTTCTTTAATCTCTTTTATTAAGATGTACTTACCTATTGGCTTCATTATATGATTTCTGTTTTTTAGTTAGGTACTTATCTTCTTTTAAGTCCTTTATATAGAATCCTTTCTTTTTTAACAATCTAATTGCTTTCTCAATTCTTTCTTGTTCTTGTCTATAGTGTTCAAATATTTGATTATAAATTGGCATTGTATTAGGTTTTAAATTAATTTTTATCCTCGTAAGTCCTAGCCATTGTTATAATAGCATTGGTAGAAAGAATAGTTACTGCTACAGACACTGCGTTCTGCAATGCCGACTTAGTTACTTTTAACGGGTCAATAACACCCAACTTATACATATCTCCCCACTTGCCTTCTTTTACATCGAACCCATTATTATATCCGATTTTGTTGCTTTCAACAGAAGCCTCATATTGACCTTCATATTTTATTCCTGCGTTCTCCCATATTTGTTTTAAAGGAGCACGAAGTGCTCTCGCTAAAATTTGTTTAGCTACAGTATCATCACCTATATTATAAGACTCTTGCATTAAAGCTGAACCTCCACCCGGAAGTATACCTTCTTCTAAAGCTGAACGTACTGCACATACTGCATCATCAATCCTATCATAAAGTTCTTTTTGTTCTAGGTCAGTTTGACCTCCAACATAAATAACACCTACACCACTGCTTCTTTTAATTCTTTAATTCTTTTATAGATTTCGCCATCTCCAATAACATCATCTTTAATGATGACGGTTGAGTCACGACCAACTATCACCTTAGCACAGTGACCCAAATCCTCTAACGTCATCAAACTTAAATCATCTCCTGTCTTTTCACTATAGTAAGTAGCACCTACACTTAGTGCTATGTCCTGCATTAGTTCGTGTTGTTTATAACCAAATGATGGGGGTCCAATAGTACAAAGCTTTAATCCGTTCTTCATTACATTCGCAGCTAGAGTATTTGTTACATTAGCTGAGGTGGGTGCAATAATTAGTAATCTTTTGTTTTCTGAGATTATAGGTTTCAAAACATTCTCTATGTGAAGTAGGTTTTCAATAGGTGCATCACTAACTAGAATATAACAATCTTCTAGTATACACTCATCTTTCTTTTGGTTGTTTACAAACAAAGGTGATTCATAACCTCTTTCAACCTTTAGTCCGTTTGTAGATTCATAATATGTTTCTGAT